TGCCCGCGCCAAGTTGCTCGCAGAGCTTGGCAAAGATCAGAAGCCGACCGGTTCCGTGTTCGTCGGTGACGAAGGCAACCAGGCCAAGGTTAACGCTATGGCTGATGTTGTTGCTATGCGTGCCGGCATCAAGACCCAGAAAGAAGTGGGTGAGAACGCCTTTCGCGGCAAGACCCTTCTGGGCCTCGCTGAAGCCTGCCTGGACGCTCGCGGCAAGTCCGTTGCTGGCATGAGCAAGATGGACATTGTTGCCTCTGCCTTCACGCACAGTTCCGGCGATTTCAGCAAGCTACTGGCAAACACCGCCAACAAGGCCATGCTGATGGGCGCCGAAGAAGCCGAAGAAACCTTTCAGCAGTGGACCCGCTCGGGCCAGTTGGGAGACTTCAAGGTTTCCTCGCGTGTTGACCTGAACGCCTTCCCGACACTGGGCAAGGTTCAGGAAGGCGCTGAATATAAGTACGCGACCATGGGCGACCGGGCTGAATCAATCCAGCTTGCCACCTACGGCTCGCTGTTCAGCATCACTCGTCAGGCCATCATCAACGATGACCTGGACGCCTTCACGCGGATTCCGAACCGCATGGGCCGCGCTGCACTGCGCACTGTCGGCGATCTGGTGTACGCCATCCTAACGGCGAACCCGAACATGAGCGACGGCACCCCGCTGTTCGACAACGCGCACAACAACCTGCAGTCGGCATCTGGCATCACGACCAGCTCTGTTGACGCCATGCGTGTTGCGATGGCCACACAGAAGGACGGCAACGCGAACCTGAACATTCGCATGGCTCACCTGCTGGTGCCGATGGCTCTGGAGGGCGCGGCCAACGTTGTTCGTGAATCTCAGTTTGAGGTTGGCGCAACCGCGAAGAACAACACCGTTCCGAACAGCGTTCGCAACACCTTTGACGTGATCGCGGATTCCCGCCTTGATTCAGTCAGCCCGACCGAATGGTTTGGCGCTGCGAATGGCGGCATTCACGACACCATCGAGGTTGCTTACCTGGACGGCAACTCCATGCCAGTTCTGGAAGAGCAGGACGGATGGAAGGTTGACGGCGTTGAGTTCAAGGTTCGGATGGATGCGGGCGTGAGCGCTCTGGACTTCCGCACCATGGCCAAGAACGGCGCATAACTCACCCGGGGCTTAACGGCCACACTCTTTTTTCAAAGCCTTTGGAGGGCTGAATCATGGCTACAAATTTTGTTCAGGCGGGTGATGTTATTGATTACACCGCAGGTGCCGACATTGCTTCCAGCGACGTTGTGGTTGTTGGGAGCTTGGTTGGCGTGGCACACAACGATATTGCCAACGGCTCTGTCGGCCCGGTTGGAATCAGCGGCGTTTACTCGCTGCCCAAGGTATCTGCTGCGGTTATCGCGGCAGGCGAGACGGTCAACTATGACGTTTCCGCAAGCGCCTTTGACGACAATCTGGCAACGCCAGCAACCGGCGACCTGTCCGGTGGCTGCGTGGCAGTTGAAGCGGCTGGCAACGGCGACACCACCGTGCTGGTAAAAATCAACGTCGGCGCTAATACCGTCGCTTGATGAGGAAGGGGGGGCGCAAGTCCCCCTCTCTTTCTATGAGCCATTTTGATGACTTGCTGAACATTGCAGACCCCGGGTTCTTTGAGATCCTTGGCGGTGCCTGTACCTACGACGACACCGCAGGGATCGTGGTATCAACTCGCGTGGTGATCGAGCGGAACGTGGAAACGGTCAGCATGTATGACACGCAAATGGCCACCCTGAGAAATATCGCCAACCTGCTGAAATCTGAAATACCAGATCCGAAGCGGGGGCACATTATTACCGAAGGCTCCAACGTCTACGTTGTGGACCAGTTGGACAGCGACGACGGCCATGTGGTGAGGGTATTGCTGCAATGACCTATGCAAGAATTGACAGGGCCAGCCTGGGCTCACTGCGAATCCTGCTCAACGGGATTCAGGACCAGGCGCCCAAGATACTGACCCGAAGCCTGAACCGCACCGCTCAGAAAGCGCGGACGGATGGCAGCCGGGAAGTCAGAAAACAGGTAAATCTGAAAGCGGCCTATGTAAAAGATAGGCTGAAGATCCGGAAGGCCAGCTTCCGCAATCTGCAGGCGGGCGTTTCCACCCCGATCCGCGGCTTGCTGCTTTCCCGGTTCTCGACCAACCGTCAGATTTCAGGCGACAGCGTTAGCTGGATCAGGCCGCCACAAGTTCCGGCGCGAGGTATCAAGGTTAAGGTTGACCCGAGCAGCGGCGCCAAGGTTGTCACCGGAGGATCGGACACGAAGGGCAAGCCTTTCTATCTAATCTTGCCCGGGAGCGGACGCGTTGCCATTGCATCCAGGCGCAGAACAACCGGGCCAAAAGGCGGAAAGCTCAAGGTTCTTTATGGGCCATCCCTGTCGCAAGTCTTTGACGACGTGATTGCGGATATTTCCGGCCCCCTTAACGAGTTTCTGTCTGACGAAGTTGATAAAAACATTGATACAGCATTGAGGGGCTTCTGATGCCTGACAGTATACGCGAACAGGTGGTGGCGGCTTTTGCCACACGAATTAGTGCAGACCGAGCGCTTCAGCTTGACGGCAACTCTCAACTTCCAGCGCGAACCGTCTGGGATTTCAGCGAGGAATCCGAGCGAACAACTTACGGAACTCTGAATCTGTCACTGAGTCTGAGTGTCGGCGCGATGGAATTATTTGATCGCACCAAGGGCGCGAGCAAGCAGGCCAACGAAATGCTGGCCAATCTGCTTGAGGACGCTCTGAACGATGATCCTACCCTGGGGGGTCTTGCCGACCGCATCAACTACATAGAATCGACGGTGGATTACCCGCAGCCGGGACAGGATGAGATAGCGATTCTGGCCAGCTTTGAAATTGCTTACCAGACCCAGGCAACAACCCCTTTCACGCAATAACCCTAAACCCAAGAGCAAACAAGGCCCGCCACTGAGCGGGTTTTTTTGTGTCCGAAAACCGCCCGATATGGGCACTCAGCACCCGGAGAAAAAATCATGGCAAACGCTGAAAATGCAAAGATTCAATACGAGGGCGGTCAGAGCCAGTCACCACTGGGCGCTCTGTCTGACTCTGGCGACGCAACCACATTCGAATCAGGCGCGGAACTCTGGTCCCGGCGCAGCGGATTCGAGCCGGTGGTTCGTCCTGACGGCCTGATTACGGGCGGCACGATTTCCGCCGCTGTTTCAGGAACCAACAATCTGGTTGACGTATCTGCGCTGACCGCTTACGTCGAAGGCGTGTCGGTATCGGCCTCTGCTGAAACTGACCTGACCTGCGCCCGGGCCATCACTGATCCGTTCCTGATCTACTCCATCACCGTGGACAGCATCGGAGCGGTGACGGCTGTTTCGGGCTCTGAAGGCCCCAGCTTTTCAGAAACTCGTGGGGCTGCTGGCGGACCTCCGTTGATTCCGGTCGATGAGATTGAAATCGGCCAGGTCCGGTATGACTCTGACACCTCCGCCGCCGTGAAGCCTTCCGAGATCTTCCAGGTGGTGGGCGTTCATCAGGAGCGCTTCGATTTCCCGCTGTATGAAATCGACTACCGCAACGGCAATGTCGCCTTCAACTCGCCGCTGGCGGTTATCCACACCGGCAGCGTTTCAAAGAATACCTATGCATCCTATGCAGAGCCCATCTTTGCGGACGTTCCCCGCGGTACGGATTACGTGCCTGCTGAAACCTCGCACTCCACAAGCTCGACTCAGATTTACGGCAGCACCATCGGTTCGACCAGCTCCACGTTGAACCAGGGCAGCTTCACCGCATTTCTGAATGACGGCATCAGTGACAGCCTTGTGCGCCTGAAAAACGAGTTCCTGTGGTTCAAGTTCTTCCCGAACAAGTTCCAGAGCAACTACCGTCTGGACCAGGGCAAGCTCGGCATTTCACGGACGTTCCCTGCTGGCGACGAGATTCAGGCTTCCTGCACAATCTCGCCCGAAGCTGACGGCGCCGATGTGGCCGCGTAATGCTGGACCTCAAAGCATTCCGCAAAGCGGAGTTCAAACAGCGTGAAATGGAAATTACGCTGGAAGCTCTGGCCGCTGCTGGGTTTGGCGACGGCAAGCTGAATTTGCGCGGACTGACCGCGCATGAGCTTGCCGAAGCTGAGGAGTCAGCTGACAAAAGCAAGATGTTGATGGGCGTTGCCGAGAAGCTGGCCGGCGCATCCAAGGATAAGCTGGAAGGGCTGATGGATGGCCTGGGCTTGTCCGGGGATGTGCCTCAGACGCTGGCACGGAAGTTGTGCCACGTTCAGGTGGGCGTCATGGAACCTGAAATGGATTTGGGCGACGTGAGCAAGCTGGCTGAAACCTTCCCGATTGAGTTCGGGCAGATCGCCAGCCACATCTACACCCTGACCGGAAAAGGGCAGGTTGCCCAGGTAAAGCGAAAGCCCTCTGGAAAGAGCCCGGCGTCCAAGCAAGCCTAGCGCTGGCAGAAAGAAGCGGGCAGATGCTTTTTCAGATCCGCCCAGATGTTTTTCCGGAGGGCTATCTCACGGAAACAGAAATCAGCCTGTGGGGCATGTGGTACAAAGCGCACAAGTAACTTGGCAGGCGCTGTAGACAAACCATTAAGCGTGTATTACTGTATAACGACATCGGGGTCAGAGCCGATAAAAGTTGGGAATAAACGAGCTGTTCATTTTATCCGGTGGGTTCCCAAGCCCTTCTCTGACCCGGATTTAGTGAACAGCTTTTTTATGCTCGCATGGCTAGGCGGGGCCCGGCATGGCGGGGCGAGGCGGGGCGGGGCACGGCACGGCGCGGAAAGGCGCGGCAAGGGCTGTAATCAGCCGGCTGCAGATTCTAAGAGTCTGTTTCCGGGTGGCGATAGCTGCTAAGGGCGAGGCACGGCCGGGCGAGGTGGGGCTGGGCGAGGCATGGCGAGGCGGGGCATGGCAAGGCAAGGGCTACAATGTAGCGGTCCGGGCATTCAACGAGTGTCCTTTCCGGTGCAATAGGCACCATGAATAACCAGAGAAGGGCTTGGGAAATGCTAGAAACAATCAAAGTAGAAATCACCGGGACGCGTCCGCTGCTTATGCACTCCGATAAATTTGCAGATCCGCTAAACCCGCTGACTAAGGCTCACAAAGAGCTAACCAGCAAGCGCAAGAAAACCGACGAAGATCACGAAGCCATCGCCCGGTCTGAGTGGATTGGGGGCATGTACATTGATGAGGAAGGCCCCTATCTTCCCGGCGTAAACGTGGAAGCCGCATTGATCGCAGGGGCGAAACTCTCAAAGCTGGGAACGCAGTTGAAACGGTCCGTTGAAATAATGGACGAGAAGTGCCACCTTATTTTTGACGGCCCAAAAAGCCCCGATGCTCTTTGGGATGCCGGATTCTATGACGCCCGAAGCGTTAAGGTTGGAACCGCTCGGCTTATGCGATACCGCCCAATGTTTAGAAATTGGGCCGCATCATGCGAAATCGCATACGATCCCGAAAGCATTAACCGGGACCAGATCATTAAGTGCTTTGAGGATGGCGGCACTTATTGCGGAGTCGGCGACTATCGGCCAAAGTTCGGACGCTTTTCAGTGGAGGTGATGAAATGAGCAGCCACCCAGCATGGTTACAAAATGCCATTGATGAATTTGACAGCAGCAACCACCAAGACGGCGATATTTTAACGCACGACTGGATCAAATACGCGTTGCAGATTCCAGAGCCAAAGAACTTGAGCGAAGCCGAAAGAATCCAGTGGCTTGCGCTGGGTAGAGTGGAGGCGTTAAAGGATTGGCTCCTAGAGAAAAGGAGCATCGCAATTAAGTCTGTTCGGGGGCAAGGTTATTATATCGTTCCCCCTCGTGACCAGGCGCGCGTGGCCTGTCAGGATTCAATGAAAATGGTTAGCAAGGGACTAAGGAAGGGGCAGAAAATGCTGTTTCATACCCGTATTGACCAATTAAACGACGATGAAAAACGCAGGCATACTGACGCAGAAGCAAGGATGTCGGGCATTACAGGCATGCTAAAAAGGGAAAAAAAAGACGTTTTCAGATTGTTTAAGCAGCAAATTCAGCACTGAAACAAAAGCGAGCCTTTATTTCATTGCAGCTATTAGCGCAAGGCGCGCAAGTAATCCCGTCTGTGCTATGGTTTTGAAAAACCTGACACGGAGGTGGTTATGCGCCTTGCACTATTCCTGATTTGCATCCTTTCATTCCCCGCGCTCGCGCAGGTCTACACCTGGAAAGACGAGAACGGCACCACTCACTTTGGCAGCCAGCCGCCCACTGCCGAAAAGCAGGAAGTAATTATTCGTGACGCGTCACCGGGCCGCGCCCCCGCTGCAGAGTCTGACATAATTCGACAAAGCCGCGAGCTTGACCGCCGCCGCCAAAATCAACAGCTAGAGCAGGCGCAAAGCCAGTACAATAGCCGCCTAACCAACATACAGGACGATTACGACAACCGGCCCGACTATGTATGCACTGGCTCAAACAACCGCCTGAAAGAAGCTCAAGAGCGCTGGCAGAGCGCGAAGCGTCAGGGTTACAGTATTGACGATAAGAGATACCACGAGCAGCGCATTCATTCGCTGAAAAACAGCCGCGATAATCTCTGCCGCTGACCCAAAACAGACACCACAAACCTCGCCACGGCGGGGTTTTTAATGCCCCGGAGAAAACATGGCTGACAAGTCCAAGACTGTAGAGATTATTTTTGGTGGTGTCGATCGAACTGGAGGTGCCGTTGGCTCTGTTGGCCGAAACCTTGACAGCCTGACCGGCAAAGTGGGCGACCTCACTGGACCGCTGGCCAACATTACTGACAGCATTGTAAAGCTGGATCTGGCGTTGGCTGCGGCGGCTGCCGGCGTCACCGCATACGCCATCAAGATCTCGGACGACTTCGATACGGCGTTCGGTGAGATCGCTACGCTGATCGGGCAGCCTGCCGACAACTTGCGGGACTTCCAGGCTCAGATACTGGATTACTCGGAGAAATCCACCGCTTCGCTTGAGTCCATCACCAGCGCGACCTACGGCGCCATATCCGCCGGCGTTGATTATAAAGACTCGCTGGAGTTGCTGACGGCGGCTGAGCAGCTCTCGATTGCTGGGCGAGCCGACCTTGGGTCCACGACAACCGCTCTGGTCAGTACCTTGAACGCCTTCGGCGCCTCAGCGGACCAGGCTGGTGAATTTGC